GTAAAGTTGTAAAGTAGTTTGTCAGTTACTTCTTATTGAAACTGAACTAAGCTGTGAATGACTCGTTGGAGAATACAGACTGGACGTGGGTTCGACTCCCACCAGCTCCACGAAATTTTTTTTGTAATTTAAACTATAAAGGTAATATTTATTATTATGTATAAAGAGAAACTAGCATTATACATTGCGTTGGTAACCTTAACTAATGGTTGGGTATCAACAACGTTCTTAGAAGATAAGAACAAACAACTTCAATCTTTAGTTAGAGATAACAAAGAACTGAAACAGAAGTTGGAGAAGTATGAAACAGAGGGAATGATTGTGACCGTAACTATGTATGAACCGGTTTCGTATCAAACAGACTCCACACCGAACATTCTCGCGGATGGAACGCGCATTAGGGTACACAAGGCTAGCGAGTACCGATTCATAGCGGTTAGTAGGAATCTTTTGAAACGACATGGTGGGTTTTTAGATTACGGAGATTTTGTTCTACTGAAGGGTACTAATCATAAAGATGGTGTATATCAAGTAAGAGACACTATGAATAAAAGGTTTGTAAACCGAATAGATATTCTAGAGTCGCCAGGTGTACCACCATATATGTTTCAAGAGGCTAAAATAGTCAAAACCGATTTGGTTGTAGATAGTACAATATATTAATGTTGGTTACAATTATATATAATACTGATTTCAAATCAAACGCAGACTCACTTAGAAATGATATAAAACAAGAGTGGGCTGAGTGTAATGTAAACAAACTTGGTGTTACAGAAAGTTTGATGGGTGTAAAATATCAAGTTCAATTTGATGGTAGTATTATTTATACTGGTCAAACACCAGTTGATAATACAACGGTCATTAATTCAATTAAAGAGAGGTTATAGTGTATAAAAGTTATAAACGCTTTATAGGTTATAGTACAGCTTTCAGACAATGGAGAGCTGATTCACATTGTAAATTAATTCATGGATATGCATTCTGTTTTAAAGTTTGGTTCGAAGGTGAACTAGATGATAATGGTTGGGTAATTGACTTTGGATGTTTTAAACGTAACGGAGTCAAAGAATGGTTAAAGAATATGTTTGACCATACCACTTGTGTTTCTGCTGACGATCCTGAACTTGAGATGTTCAAAGAAATGCATAATCGTGGAGTTATAGATTTACGAATATTAGAGAATGGTGTTGGGTGTGAAAAGTTTGCTGAGTTAGTTGCAAAGTATTTACAAGACGTTGTACAAAGAGAAACAGATGGAAGAGCTTCTGTATCTAAAGTTCAATGTTGGGAACACGAAGATAACATGGCAGAATATCATATAAATTAAAAAAAAGTACTTGACAAATGTCATAAAAAGTTGTATATTATATATATGGATTACAATAAAAAACAACCACTTGGTGAAACTTATACTTGTCTTCAAGGTGAAGGTAAGTACATGGGTGTTCCACACATTCTTATCAGAGTTACTGGTTGTAGATTGAGATGTCAATTCTCAGATTCATTTTGTGATACACCTTATGCTTCTTGGAAACCTGAGAAAGGTATATTCACATTAAATGATGTTGTAAAGGTATACGAATCAAATCCACAAATTAAACATACAATGGTTACAGGTGGAGGTCCTACAATACATCCAAAGTTATTAAAAGAGTTATGTATTATCGGTAAAAAGTATGACCATATAATAACAATAGAAACTGAAGGTAGTGAGTTTGTTCAAACAGAAGCTGATTGTATTTCACTATCACCAAAGTTATCTAACTCTACACCAAGACCAGGTACTTGGATGGATTATGCTAATCGTGAGGTTACTGAAAAAGATAAACAACTTCATGAAAAGTGGAGATGTAACTACGATGCTATGAGACAACTGATTGATAATCATGAAGACTATCAGTTGAAACCAGTTATATCAAATGAAAAAGATTTACAAGAAGTTAAAGAGTTGCAGAAGATATTAGACATTCCAAATAATATGGTTTGGTTAATGCCAGAAGGTTTAGTATCTGAACAACTAAATGAAAGAAGAGTTTGGTTAATGAAAATATGTGAAGATGAAGGTTACAACTATACCGACAGATTACATATTATAGCTTTTGGAGATAAACGTGGAGTATAATATAATAGAAATTTTAGGATGGTTAGGAACAGCTTCTATACTATTTGGGTATTACTTAAATGCAAAGAAACTTGAGATGTCTTGGGTGGTTTGGTTTTTAGGTAATTTATTTATGTTAATATATTCAATTAACATTAAAGCAAATCCTCAAGTAATGTTAGCAGTAGTTCTTATGGTTTTAAATGTTTATGGTTATTTAAATTGGAGAAAATTAGATAAGTGAAAGCAATATTAAGTTTAAGTGGTGGACTAGATTCCACTGCATTGTTATTACATCTTATACATAAAGGTTACGACATCCACACCATAAGTTATTACTATGGTCAAAAAAATAAAGTTGAGTTAGATGGTCTAGCTCGTATCCTACATTATCTTGAATATAAAGATTTACCAATTAAAAATCAACGAGTAGATTTATCTTCGGTATTTGGGACATTCAATTCGTCATTAACAAGTTCTGATATTGATGTACCTACTGGTACTACAGATGAATCAAAAATGAAAATGAATTTTGTTCCAAATAGAAATGCAATATTCTCTTCAGTTCTTTATGGGTTTGCAGTTTCTATTGCTAAAGATTCTGATACAAAAGTTGATGTATGTTTAGGAGTACATGCTGGAGATGGGAATATTATTCCACCTGATTGTACACCACAATTTTATGAAAAGTTAGAAGGTGCATTTAAAATAGGAAATGTAAATACAGATAATATAAATTATTATTTACCTTATGTGAATAAAAAGAAATATGAAATCATTCAAGATGCACATAACATATGTGATGAGTTAAGTTTAGATTTTAAATATATTTTTATAAATTCTATATCATGTTACACCGGCAATGGTTGTGGTAAATGTGGAGCATGTACTGATAGGATTTTGGCTTTTAAAAAAGCTAGTATAAAAGACGTAACAAAATACGAGGAATTAAATGACTAAATTAAAACATGCTAATGGTAATCATCCATTAACAGAACAAGAAAAACAAAACATGATTGAAGAAGCTGCTGAACATTATGGTCATTACATGACAGCTCTTGGATTTGATTGGAAAGAAGATCCAAATTCATCTGACACTCCTATGAGAGTAGCTAAAGCTTTTGTAAATGATTTAGCTAGTGGTGTTTATAATGAACCACCTAAGATAACAGCATTCGAAAATGTAAACAATTATGATGGGATAGTATTTCAAGGTAATATAAAACTACACTCATTCTGTTCACATCATCACTTACCTTTTATGGGAAATGCACATGTTGCTTATATTCCAACTACAGATGGTTTGGTTATAGGTTTAAGTAAATTAAATCGTATTGTTGAGTTCTATGCTCGTAGACCTCAAGTACAAGAAAATTTAACAATTCAAATACATGACCATATTAACCAAGAATGTATAGATAACATTGGTGTTGCAGTAATGATAGAAGCTAGTCACATGTGTGCTTGTGTTCGTGGTGTTAAACATGATGCTATTATGAAGACTGCAAAGTTAAGTAATGTATTTAAAAACAAAACTAGAGTTAGAGAAGAATTTTATAACTTTATAAGGGATTTAAAATAATGAAAACATTTTACAATTGGGAAGATATTGAGGGTAGAGTAAGTGATTTATGTCAAAAACTTAAACATGAATCTTTTGAAGCTGTATATGGAATACCTAGAGGTGGACTTATAATATCTGTCATGGTGAGTCATAAATTAGGCATACCATTAATTACAGACCTCAGAGATATGTATGGTAAAAAGTTTTTAATCGTAGATGATATTGCAGACACGGGTGTTACTTTAGAACGATATAAAAGATTAGAAGTGTGTGACAAAGCTGTGTATGCAACATTAGATTATCATAAACAATCTACGGTAGTACCTGATTATTGGATAAGTGAAAAGGGTGATAAGTGGATTGTGTATCCTTGGGAATCTGAAGATAGTAAAGAAGTACAGGATTATTTAGTATGAGTAAATTCAAATATTTTCCATCGTTTTCAGTAGCTGGATTCGGTCAAGCTTTAAGAAAAAATGTTATTTTAAGAAATGGATT